TTTAGTTTGGCTCTTATATGCTAATTGTTGTTAACCACATTAAGGCAGGTGCTATTCCTAATATTCCTACCACTATGGCAATTGCTTCAATAGCTTCTATAAGGGCCCTACCAACGTCATCATACTTATCCATGTATTGGATTAATGATTTCATTTTAATCTCCAGTAAAAAGGTTTAATTTCCTACTGGGTTTTCGCTGATACTAGCCTTTCAAATATTGCTTTTTCTTTGATGCCCCAGCAGACCCTATTTCGATCTTTCTAGGACGCTTCTCTTCAGGAAGTTCTACTCTAGCATACACTACTAATATTCCATCCTTCAAATCAGCACCGTCGATTACAACAAATTCTGAGAGTCGAAAACTTTTCTCGAATTTGCGGGACGATATACCTTTGAATGCAAAATCACGCTCATCTTTATCCATCTCACCTGTGACTTTGAGAATACCATCTTTGACTTCAACATTGATGCCATCCTCTTTAAATCCAGCTACAGCCAACTCGATAAGGAATTTCTCCTCGTCGATTCTAACTATGTTGTGTGGTGGATAGTTATCTGTTCCAGACCTGGCACTTTGATGAATCCTTTCTAAGTCTTCGAATAAAGTATCAAATCCAACGAATAGTGAACGTGGAACGTTCAAGTTATTTCTTACCATTTTTATTTCCTCCTATAATAGCAAGGTTAATTTACGGACCCACTTATGCGGCATCCGTATTTATTTATACAAGTAAAATAGCTAGTTTACATACATGCATTAACTACTTTACTTATTCTTCCAGACTTCATAAGCTTATGAAAATCCTTCCAAACTTTTCTAATTCTTTTCTCCATTATTACTGTTTCCTATATTGTATTTAGGGCACAGTTCCCATTGAGACTTTTCTTTAAAAGGTATAACCTTTATTTGCCTCAGTGGTGCTAAATCCTTTGCGACATCTGGATTGACTATATTAATAAGTCCCCAGTCAGCGAGGAGAGTTGATATTGTATTTCTACGTTGTATGTCATTCTCTATTAGATTAGATGGCTTTCCATCTAATAAAAACAGTTCTTTAAAATGCACTATAAAGTATCTGCCTTGTTTGTGTAGTATATGACAAGATTGGAATAATTTGTTGTCTTTTCTTGATGCAACACCAATCCTTGTAAGCGTTTCTCTTATTTTGAGAAAATCGTCTGGTTCATTCAGCGTGACTTCTAACATGTCAGCTGGGACCCAATTTTTTATTTCGTTATTTTGTTCGTCCACCTTTTAATCCTTTTCTTTTCAACTCTTCGATTTGTTCATTATTAAATAATTGTAAAACGGATTTAGCTTTATCGTTGCTGTACCCATAATGTTGTTTGATGAGTTCTAGGTTATTAATGTCCTGTGGCTTTATCCACTTCGACCATCTTTTTTTCTTCTTAATTATATTTATAAAAAAATCGAATTGAAGGCGATGGTCTAGGTGATGATAACGGTTCATTTCGTTAGCATACAATACTGTGTCGTTAAAATGAGAGAAGTTTCTATTGATAATAAATGGATTATATCCTTTTTCAGATACATCATCTACCATAATATCTTTCTTAGTTTCATTTATGGATTTGATAAATTCAAACGGATTCATTCATCTCCTCCAGATATTTTAAAGCATCTTCTTTGATATGGAATATTCTTGTAGCTGTAATAACTTTATTTTCTATCAAACATACGTGATACTCTTCCCTATCTCCAAAGTGCTTTTGAATTAATTCATATTTCATTTAAACTGCACTCCTGCCATAATCTCAGTCAAACACGCTACCATATTGAGTTCGTGGTCAGCCACAAAGCTGTCCTTGTACTGATAATCAGCAAGTATCAATATAAGTTGTGGTATAGACTGAGGGTCGATATACTCAGTTGAACTATCATAGATTTTACGAAACATAGCAGCAGGTTCAATATCAATATTATCTGCCACCCATTGTCTCATCTTACGAAAGTCTTTTACCTTAAGATGGTTCATAAGGTGACCAACCGAGACATCATTTACGTTAATAAGTATACCAGAGTCAATTTTACCTGATACACCATATCGTTGTAATTCATTTATTGTTCTACGAAAATCCGGAAAGTATTTCATAATCAGTTCAGCGAGAACTGGTTCCTCATAACTTACACCTTCATTGGTAAGTATATAACCAAGCCTTTCCATCATTTTTGCAGCCATGACTTGTTTTTGACCTTTTGGAATAGCAAACTCTACTACACTACACCTTGAATGTAATGGTTCAATAATTCTATTTTTAAAATTACATGTGAGTATAAATCTACAGTTTGCAGAGAACTCTTCAATAAACCCACGTAAAGCGGGTTGGGTGGATTGGGGATTTAGATAATCAGCCTCATCTAAAATAACCACCTTGTATCCACCCTCTAAACTAACTGAGCTTGCGAATTGCTTAATCTTATTCCTGAGGGTATCAATTCCAGACTCTTCCGAGCCATTGATTATTATATAATCTAAATTTAACATTTTACAAAGGGCTTTTGCAACCGTCGTTTTACCGGTGCCTGCAGTGCCCGTTAAGAGCATGTTTTGTAGTTCCCTTTGTTTTACTATTAGCTCAAAATCTTTTTTAAGCTGTGAGGGCAAGATGATATCCTGCAGCGTTGACGGTCTATATTTTTCAACCCATAGGTGTTCTTGCATTATAGTACCTCCCAACCTTCTACTGTTTCTAATCTAAAAGCTCTCCATGCATTCTTATCTAATGACCATACTGGAAAGTGTTCCATTCCATCTGGAGTAAAATTAATATCGGTTGTCACACCATTTGCTTTTAGCACAGTAGGATTTAAAGTACAGGGCATAACTCTTATTTCACCTGTATCTATTTTTCTAAACGTGACTTGTACTGTTCCTTTTTGTAAAGCCGTTAACAGCTTGGCTTGTTCATTGTTATCCATAATATATCCTTAAAAAAATTGAGGGGAGTTTCACCCCTCATCATTATTCAGCTGCTTCTTCAGCAGGTGCTTCGTCAACTACAGGGACTGCTCCCTCTGGCGCTTCACCATCTTTTGGTGCGACTGAGTTCACGAATGCTACCACTCTATTTCTCAATCCGCCAACGGCTTCAAGCTCAGGGCCTTCAAAACCGCCACGCCTAGAACAGATATCAATTACCTGTACCATAGTTGCCAAATCCTGTAAAGAAAGTTGAGGTTGTTGACCACCTTCCGGTGCATCTACAACTGCTTCTTCAGCTACTTTCACTTCTTCTGACATAACGTCCTCCTAGGTTTGACTATTATATTTATACATGAAATACTGAATTTTTCTCCAAAGCAATAAAATATTCTATAGGATAATTACTATTTACCCAGTTTGAAATAAGCTTAGATGATATACTTACAAAGTAATCACCAGGCAGTAATTTCAAGTTTGGAATACTTATTACAAATTCGAATTCATTCTTACATGAATTTTCTTTATCCACATCAACACTAAAGTTATTTGATGTGGCATCCCTACTATCGGAAACGGAAGCTGTTATAACTCCACCACTTCCAGATAGTGTTAACTCAGTATGACCTAGAACTGCAGCTGCTTTTCGTATTTGATTCATTACATCTTCTGTAATGTTAATACCAACTTCAGCGTTTGGCATACTGATATCCTTTTGAGGTGTTGTCAATATATCTTTTTCAGCATAGAAGTAATTTATCTTTTGCTGATGAGATACTTGATTTCCACCGACTGTATTGCTGATTAAAACTGACTTATCTTCAAAATTAAGTTGAGGGTTTTCAATAAGACCATATACTGACAAAAACTCGTTTAAATCATAGATTCCGAATTCAAGTGGAAAGTCTTCAACAATTTCAGATTTAGCCATAATTGTTTTAGCTTCCGATATGGTACTTAACCTTTGACCCGGTTTGAGTACCAAGTTAGGATTAATCGTAGCAAAGTTTTTCAACACATTAAGTGTATCTTCAGATAGTATCATATTTCCTCCATAATGTACTATTATATCACATTTCAGTGTATTTGTACACTGTTAAATGAACCTCCCATGAGTTGACAATGATTTAGACAATTCTAAAAATTGTTCAATCTTCTTTGGGTCTTTATCCATACCAATATATTCCATGTGGTCTATATGGTATATTCTTCCAAGTGTACCATTCATTTCGAGTTCTTCTATCCATCGATCTGCATAGTACCTGTAGAATTTTATCTTTTGTGCTGCTGACTCAGGAACTCTTACGTAATAGTTTATGTCAACATTATCAATTTTAGTGTATTGTGTTTCGTTAACAAAAAGTCCTTGATGCTTATTGTTTAATCTGGCAGTTTTAACTTCATATGTTTCCATTCCAACTGTGCCATCTTTTTCTGAGTCATACCAATCATCAGTTTTAGTTGCATTTTGAACGTTATCTCTGATGATATTCTCGCCTAGCATTCCTAGGGTCACTGTCTTAGTTTGTCTTGTCATGTTCGTGTAAAGCAATAATAGAATAATGGAGGACTTTCATTAGGTCACGACGTGCATCTTCTGGTGTCCCCTTTTTACCATAGCGCTGTGCGTACTTTAAAATGTTTCCAATAGCAAAACCTATACCATGGCCACAATCCGATATGAACTCAGTTGATTGAAACTGGTTTTTTGAATAGTGTCCATCGTAGGTATTGTCTATATACGCCTGGAGCTCTTTGATAAGAGCTCCTTCGTTAAATTTATATTTAATAGTTTTCTTCTTCTTGAACATCATTTACCTCTTCGGTTTCTGGAGCACCCATGATTGCAGGGTCCTCGGCTACGACTTTGGTGTATAAATCCAAGAATGCAGCTTTTGTATCTTCATCAAATCTTGAGATACAAAGGTCAATTGCTTTATCAACCTTTCCAAAGATTGCATATGTTTGGATGATGTGGCAAAGTCTTCTTGTTGAGATTACTTCGTCAATACCGTCATCGTAAAAAGTTCTTCTAATTACATCAGCCCATGTGACTAAGTTTTGAGCTAACTCATCGGCTGTAAAATCTGCTAAATCTACAGTAGCATTACTTGGAATGTATTTTTCCATGTGCTTAAGAAGTATTTTCTTCTCAATGTTGATTGAAGGAAACTTTTGGTCAACTGAAACTGTAAACCTTTCAAGGAAAGCTTCATCAATTATGGAAGCTGCTGTAAATCTTCCATCATCAGAACCTTTACCTTTTGTATTAGCTGTGGCTATAACATTAAATCCATCAGCAGGCTTAATAACTTCTCCAGTCTTTTTAACCAAAACTGGTTTACCTTCAAGTATTCCTTGTAAGCACATAATTTTATTTGTAGCTCTATCAATCTCATCAAGTAATAAGATTGCGCCATTTTCCATTGCCTTAAGAACTGGTCCTTTAGCAAAAACTGTTTCTCCATTGATAAGTCTAAACCCACCCAATAAGTCATCTTCATCAGTCTCAGGATTGATTTGAACTCTTATGAATTCTTTACCAAGCTTAGCACAAGCTTGTTCAACCATGAAAGTCTTACCGTTTCCGGATAGACCACTGATGTATGTGGGATAGAACATACCAGATTTTATAATCTTTACGATGTCATGGTAATTACCCCATGGAACGAAAGTGCTATCAGTTGTAGCAAAGGTTTTTTCCTCGTTAACAATTGATTGCATTTGAGCTGCTTCTCTAGGAATGGAAGCTACAACAGCGGGAGTTGCTTCTCTTTGTAGAGGAACAATTAATCCAGCTAAATCATAGGTTCCTATTTTGACCCTATTGTCAGCATCAAAGATTGGACCATAATCTTTTCCTTTATACCCGAAAGATTGGCCAACATCTACGATTTGTTGTTTACGAAACTCGGTTTGGTCTGGGTACCTTTTAACAAGTTCCTTTAGAATTACCTCGGTTGAGGGTTTTAGGTTTTTCACGTCATTCATAATATATTTCACTCCTTAATTTTTAAATATATACTGTATATTATACACCGTTTTTCTGCATTTGTAAACGGTTTTTTGAAAAAAGTTACGCAATTGGAACATTACGCAACTGCCCTTCCAAAATTGGTTAACAATACTTTGTTGTATTTTTTAGACTTACTGTGCTTTTTAAAGGCTGCTGTGATTTGGCCTTTAGTTGCATTATGGTCTACATTAAACTCTTCTTCTTGTGTTTCTAGATTTCTACCTGACTTAATAACATAGTACTCATTATAACCTTTCATACCTTTTGT